TCATCGGCCAGTGCCGCCTCGGTCCGGGCGAGGCTCGCCACCGCGGCCCGGCACCCGCCGGCCAGCAGGACGAAGCCCGCCTCACTGCACACCACGTCGGTCCCGACCCGGCGGCAATCGTCGGCCGGCAGGGTCGCGAACGCGGCAGCGATGAGCGGTGCTGTCAGGCAGCTCATGGTTTCTCCAGGCCGATGCGCTCGTTCGCCCAGGCGACCGGATCCTCCGGGCCAGGGTCTGGCGCGTCGGTCTCCCGGCGCCGGTCCGCGACGGCGGCACGTGCCAGCGTCGCCTCGCGCCGGGCCTCGGCAGTCTCGCGGTCGGCTCGGTCGCGCGCCTCGTCTGCCGCCGCGCCCCGGAGCCGCTGCGCCCGCTGGTCCAGGCCCCACGCCAGCGCGCCCAGCAGCGCGCACGCGAGGAGAATGACGACTGCGGTCACGGCCGCGCCCGCTCGCGCCGCTCCGCGCGCGCCAGCGCCGCCTCGTGTCGGGCGCGCGCCAGTGCGACGCGGCGCTCGCGACGATTCAGCGGGCGCCGGAAGAGCGGCTTGGCCTGCCACGCGGGAGCGGCCCGGCTCTCGGCCGGCGTGCTGGGCTCGGGACTCATGGCGTCTCCGAAAAACAAGCGGTGGCGCGGTTGTGTCTGGCCGCCAATTTGGTTCCCGGCTGGGAACGCGCCGCGTGTAGGCGAATCAGAGCACCGGAGCCGGGAACAGGCCCGGCAGCAGCCGCGCCAGCAGCGGTCGGATCGCGCGCTGCCAGAGCGGCTTGAGCGCCACATGCCATCCGCCGGCGGTGGTAACGGCCAGCAGCAAGGCCGACCACGCGAGCCCGCCCGACAGCGGCCGGCCCGCCGACAGAGCCGCACCGAACGTGCCGCCGAACGTCAGCAGGAAGAGCAGCGTCGAGCCGCCATCGCTCGAAGCGAAGAACGCGCCCGCGACCCCCGGCAGCTTCGTCGCGTACTTGCGCAGCAGGGCGACGGCAGCGATGAGCAGCAGCCCCACCCGCACGCTCCACGACGTGCCCGCATCGCCCATGCGCTCGACAGCCGCCAGCGCGTCCAGCAGCGGGTCGCCGCTTGGCGGCACAGCCGGGGCGGTGCGCACGATGGCCTCCTCGATCACGAGCCCGGCGTCGGGCGGCTCCTGCGCCGCCGCGACGAGCGCCAGCGCCAGCACGAATCCGGCGACCAGCCAGAGCGGCAGGAATCGGGTGAGTCGTGACAGCATGCAGCCTCCGGTCATGGCTTGCAGTCCGCAGGAAACAGCTTGCACAACAGCCGATCCTGTTTCCGGTCGATGTTCTCCAGGCGCTGCCGCACCTCGGACAGCGCGGATTCGAGCACCACGGCCCGTTGCTCGACCGTCTCGACGCGCTTCTCGACAGCCTTCGCTTCCGCTCGTAGCTCACGGTCCTCCGCGCGCAGTGCGTACCAGGAGCCCAGCAGGCCCGCAAGAAACACGCCGGCCGCGATCATCGGTGGCGTCCAAGAGCGCAGCCAGGAAAACGTCACCGGTTCCGGTTCCCGCGCGTGCGGCCCCGTCACGTCGGCGAGGCTCGGGCTCATGCGCAGTCCTCCACGCGCGAATCGCGCGGGTTCCACACGAGGTAGCGGTCAGGCTCGAAGATCATCAGCGCCTGGTGCCGCTGCTGCCCCGCGGAAGACTGCCACCCGAGGTGCAGCCAGCGCCCGAACTCGAAGATCACCTGATCCCAAGTCAGGCGGCTTGCCACGATGCGCCGCATCGCCTCGTCGAGCGGAAGCGCCGCGGGGCGGAAGTCTAGGGCGTACCCGGCGCAGTGTACGCTCGATGCGCTGCCGCCGATCGCCAGGTTCAGCGACTCGGAGCGGTAGCCGCTGGACACCACGAGAGGCGCGCCCAGCAGCATCCGCGCCGGCTCCCACAGCTCGCGCGCACTGCCCCGCAGGTGGTCCACGATATCTGCGCTCGGGTCGTTGGCGATGCCCTTGCGCAGCGCCGTCTCGCTCGCCACGCACTCCGACAGCCGGAAGTGCGGCGACAGCAGCAGATCCGGCACCAGTCCCTCGCCCATGCACAGCGCACAGGCGGGGGACACAGCCCGCCCCCAGCATCGGGGGCAGAGCTGCTGCGGTGTCGTGGGGGTATCCATGTTACGGCGTGACCGCCGCCATCGTGAGGTAGTACAGGTGGATGTAGGCGTCACCGGCCGTGAGTGCCAGACAGGTGTCGGTCGTGCAGGTGAATCGAGCGATGGGGCTGTATGCAGCCTCGAAGACGCAGTTTCCCGCATTCGCGCCGGCCGCACCCTGCCCGAATCCGCTTGCCCCGGTGAACACCGTGATCGCCGCCATGACCTCGGTTGCAGCCGCCACGTCGCCGACGCTCACCGTGACCGCCGTCGAGGTGCCGCCGGAAAAGGCGGTGTCCACCTCGACCAGCGCGTAGAGCGGGCAGGAATTCGCGGGGAAGCCCGCAATCGCCTCGTCCTCTTCGCCGTCCGCATCGGTCAGGTCGGAGTGCTGCACCCGATGCGTGAGCTTGCGCACCATCGGGTAGCCCGCGGGCGTCGTGATCGTCGTGGCGCTGTTGCCGATGGAAATGGCGCTCGCCGTCGTGGTCCCGATGGCAATCGCTCCGGCCGTTCCGCCGCCGTCCTTTGCGCCGGCGTTCAAAGCCAGATCGCCGCCGTTGCCTCCCGCGCCGCCGAACGCAGCGCCGGCCGCAATGGAGAGGTTGTTTCCGGCCCCGTTGTCGTCGGTGTCCACCGTGATCGAGTGCGCCGCCGACCCCAGGAAGGTGACGCTGCCCGATACAAGGCCGGTCACGGTGATCGCGTCGCCCGCGGCATTGCCGAGCGTCACGGCGCCGTCGAAGGTCGCCGCCTCGTCCACGTTGAGCGTCCCGAGGAACGTGCTCATGATCGTGCTGGCACCGATGTTGATCGCGCTCGTGTCGGCGTCGCCGCAGGACAGCACGCCGTCCGTGCCCGCGCCATCCTTCGCGCCGGCACGCAGGGTGAGATTGCCGCCATTCAGGCCGGACGTGGCGAAGGCCGCGCCGGGCGCAATGGACAGATGATTACCCGCGCCGCTCGCATGGGACGCGACCGAAATCGCGCGCGCCGCGCCCTGCTTGAAGGTCACGTCGGAAGCGACACTGCCGGTCACAGTCACGTCGTCGCCGGCCGCGTTCCCGAGCGTGACTGCGCCGTCCAGCGTGGTCGCTTCGTCCACCTTGAGGCTGCCGTTGACCGTCGTGGCGATCCCGGCCGTGGCGACTTCCACCGCGCTCGTGTTCACGTCGCCGCAGTAGAGCACGCCGTCCGTGCCCGCGCCGTCGGCATTGCCCGACCGCAGATAGAGAGCGCCACCGTTGCCGCCGCCCGTCGCGAACGCATCGGCCGCGTACAGCGTCAGGTCGTCGCCGCCCGCGCTCGCGTGACTCGCGACGCCCAACGTGCGGTCCCCGCCCTGCTTGAAGAGCACGTTTCCAGCGATGGAGCCGGTGAAGGTCACATCGTCGCCGGCGGCGTTGCCCAGCGTCACCGCGCCATCAAGAGTCGTCGCCTCGTCCACCTTCAGCGAACCATTGACCGTGGTCGCGATCCCGGCTGTCGCCACTTCCACCGCGGAAGTGTTGCTATCGCCGCAGTAGAGGATGCCGTCCGCGCCGGAGTTCGCCGCGTTGCCGCCGCGCAGGTAGACTGCGCCGCCGTCCTTGTCGCCCGCGCCTGTGCCGTTGCCGGCACTGATCGTGAGCGCATCGCCGGCCGTGGCCGCCGCCGCCGCCTCGATCCCGATGGTCCGGGCGGCGCCGTTGTCGAATGTCATCGAGCTGTTGACCACTGCCGTCAGAACCACGGTATCGGTCGCGGCATTGCCGACGGTCGTGATCGCGCCATTGAGGTTCGCATTCTCGTCGCAGGTCAGTGTTCCGTTCACGTTCGTGGCGATGGCGGAAGCCGCCAGTTCGACGCTCGACGTGTTGGTGTTGCCGAGGTACAGCAGCCCATCCGTGCCGCTGTTGGCCGCGTTGCCCGCGCGAACGGTCGTGTTGCCGCCGTCCTTGTCCCCGGCGCCGGTGCCGTTCCCCGACGCGATGACCAGGCTGTCTCCGGCCGTGGCCGCCGCGGCTGCCTCGATACTGATCGTGCGCGAGGCCCCGTTGTCGAAAGTGAGACTCGAATCGATGACCGAGGTTACCGTGAGCGTGTCGGTGGCCGAGTCGCCGATGTCCATGCTCTGGCTGACGATGAGCGGATTCGCCGTGAGCGTGGTGCTCCAGGCCATGCCGAACGGCTGCGTCGTGTCGGCCACGGGCACTTGGCCGGTCGTCGGCTCCGGGCAGCGGACGAAAGCCCCGGCCTTGGTACGGCACGCGAGATTGCCGTCCGCGGCTGCGGCGGTGCCGACCGTGGCGCCCAGCATGAGTCCGATGACGCCTGCGACGATGAGCGAAAACTTGCGCATGAGTGTGTCTCCTGCGGCGTGGCGCCGCGCATGTGCCAGGCGGCAGCGCCGCCGCAGACTGTCACGCCGCGTCGAATCCGACGCGCACGTTGATCGCGAATTCGTGATGCCCCAGTTCGTTGCGCCCGAGGTAGAGCGCTTCCGTCTCGCGCACCATGCAGAGCGTGTAGCTGGCGCCCAGCGCGAGCCGGTGGAGCGCCGTGCGGCATGCGGCGGCCTTGGTGCGGCCGGCTGCGTAGCTGTTCGCCGCGCTGCGGACCAGAATCTGGAGCGCCACCTCGTGCCAGTCGGTGCTCGTCCCGAGGTAGGGCGCCACCGGCGGACCGGCGCCCGTCGGGAGCACGAATACCGCGACGGCCGGCAAGCCGGTGGCGGGCGCTCGCGTGGGACCGATGAAGATGCCTGTCCCCACCGTGCCGACGCCCGCGGTCGCGAGTGCCGCCGCTACGTCGCCGGCATAGTCGGGGAGCGCCATCGGTCACCGCTTCTTCTTCTTCTTCGACTTCTTCTTCGACTTCTTCGCGCGCGGAGGCAGCCGCTCCTCGGAGGGCATGGTTGGCGCCAGCGCAGCGATTCGGGATTGCGAGGCTGTCGTGACGCCCGGCGCGAGCGACCGCGCCACCCGGGCCCCGATGCGCTCCGCCATTCCGCCTTGTGCCGCGGAGACTGCCGACTCCAAGAACTTCGCCCCCGTGCCGGGCGCCTGATACCGGATCGCTTCGCCCTCGGCAGTCAGCAGCCGCTCGTGGACGACGCCCGCGTAGCCCTTGGCCGCGCCCCCGAACCCGGCCTCCACGCGACTGCCCGCACCCGAGGGCTGCGGGAGCGTCACGTAACCGCTCGCCCGCAGAGTCCCGGTGTCCATCGGGGCGCGCTTTTTCGCGTCCGTCAGAATCGCATTCGCCTCTGCGTAGATGGCCCGGTCGAGTGCTGCCTGCAACCGCGGCACCGACGCCGCCAGCGCCCGGCGCAGCGCGTCCCCGCCCAGCACCGAAACCACGACGCGCCCGGCCGCCATGCCGTCACCTCACAGCCACAGCACCACGGCATCCAGTGCTCCGGCTTCATCGGTCAGGACCTCGGCCTTGGCGGGCACGCGCCCGGCAGCCACATCTGTCGAGTCGTCCCATGGGAGCGACACGAGCACGCGGTCCCAGTCGGTGGGGTCCGTCTCGCCACTCGTGCTCACGACCAGGATGGCCCGGTGCGTGGTCGTGCGCTGCGTGCCGTCGGCCGACTCGATGATCTTGCTCGCGCCCTCGACGCGGGCGCTGTACGCCACCTTGGTGTTCCAAGCAGCGTCCCCGCTGGACGACACGCCACTGGGCGTCCGCACGTAGACGGTCTGCCGACACTGCGCCTTGAGCTGCGGGTCCATCAGTCGTTTTCCGCGGTGTCGTCGTCACCGTCGTCGGGCGTGCCCGGCAGATCGTCCTGTCCCACCCGAAACGCCGGCTGCACCGCGTCGCTGTCATTGGTAAGCGTGTCTTTGCCGCTCACCGTCTGGCCGCCGGCAAACCACGTCGGCGCTCCGAGTCCGTTGGCGCGCGCCCGCAGCTCCTGTGCCTGCACGTGGTACGCCGCGGCACGCTGGCTCGCGCTCACCGACAGAGCGCCATTCGTCGTGTCAGCTTTGCGCGCCCATTTCGCAGCGA